GGCACGACCTGGCGCATGGCCTCACTCAGAGCGAGCGCGCCGAGCAGGGCCTCCGTCGCGGCCGCCGCGCGAACGTCCAGCGGTATCTTGTCGAGACGACGCTGCAGCTTTGCCATCTTCGCCATTGGCAAGAACTCCGGCAGTGCGGGCGCGCTCTGCATGGGCGGTTGGGATCAGGCCAGAATAGCCGGCGCGATAGGCGACGAAGCCCCCGGGGAATGGGCAATCGAAATCGCGGAGGAACGTGACTTTCGGCATCAGGTCGCCGAACCTTCCTCAAGCATGAATTCGATCTCGCTCGCATCCGGCGTCGGCACGATTGAGCGGATCTGGCAGGCCTTGCCGGCATAGGGGCCAGAGAGAAACACGACGCGGCTTTCAGCCTGGACTGCAGCGGTCGCCGCGGAACGCAGCACCGTCAGAACGCCCTGCATGGTGCTTTCCAGGCGGCCGGCCTCTAGCTGCTCACGCCCGAACTTCGGACGGAAGCCGGCCGAGACGGTCGCGCCATCGGTCCAGCTTTCGGACAGTTCGTTGCCGTAACCATCGTCGCCGCCAGCGATACGCCGGGAGAACCTGACACGATTACTCCGCTGCCCTGCACCGAGCATCAGACGCGCCAGACGCGGTAGGGGGCCAGCAACCGATCCACAGTCATCGACATCGGGACCGAACTGATGGCCCCGATCTGCGTGGTCTCACGGTGCTTGAACATGTCGCCGACCATCAGCAAAACCGCCTGCTTGATCGGGGCCGGGACTTCCTCGTAACCGGCCGCGTAGGTCACGCGGACGCTTTCAGGCTCACTCTGCGTGGCAGGCCAGGAGGCGCCGGGCGCGAGTGCCAGCGTCGGCCCGTAGAGGCGGAAAACACTGTTATCCAGGCTCTGCTCGATCCCGTCCGCGTCGTCATAGACGACAGCCGAAACCGATGTGACGGGCGGGTAAGGCAGTTCGATGCAGGCAGCGAAGCCGCAGCGGCGCAATTCCAGCGTCTGCTCGCCAACAGCTCTGCCGAGCCAGCCTTCAGGCCCGTCGATATGCCCAGTCGCCGCTGCTATCAGTGCCTCGATCAGCGCGTCCTCGTGGGTATCGTCTTGCTCTACGCGCAGATGCGCCTTCGCTTCCTCCAGCGTGACAAACGGCTCCGGCGGGGATGTGACGACGACGCGCATGGGTTCAGGCAGCCGCGATCGCCGTGGTCGGGAGCGAGGTCGCGTAAGCCGGCACGCCCGCATTCGTCGCCTGGACGGTGCAGGTCATCACGGCGCCGACATCGCCAGCGGCGAGCACGCGCGTCGAGGCCGTGGCGCCGTCAATGGGAACGCCGTTCCTTTTCCACTGGTAGGCGAAGGTCGGCGACCGGGTCCATGTGCCGCTCGAGCAGGTCAGCGTCTGCCCTTGCGTCTCCGTCCCGGTGATCGCCGGCAGGACCGAGTTCACCGGGATCTTGCCGGCAGCATCGGCAGCCCTGCGATAGGCGGCCTTGCCCCGTGCGCGCTGGATCTGGCCGGGCATGTCAGCGGACCTTACGGTCAAGGCGGACATCGGCCTTGTTGGCGGCCGTCGCAGCCATCTTGTTCTGGACAGCCGGCGCGGCCTTCCCGCCGACGATCTCGACAGCGCCCAGGCCCTGCAGCCGCTTCGCGTCGTCAGCCGGGTATTCAGCCACTTCGCCGACGGCCTTGCCGTCGAGGGGACGAAACAGCTTCACCTTGATCGATTTCATGTCTTCCTCCTTCGGCTCATGTAGCCGGCGGCACCGAAGCGCCGCCGACCGGTATCAGCCGAACTCGTCAGGCCACGCGGCCGAGATCGCCGTAGACCAAGGCGGCCGGGCGATAGATCGCAAGCGCCAGCCGCTCTTCCGCGCGGATGGTCACCTTGTTCTTGACGAAGTTGTCCTGATCCTCGGTCGAAACCTCGACCGTCGCGTCTTGGCGATCGAAGATCTGAGCCGCAAGGTCGAAAGCGCCGACCAGCGACTTGTCGACACCCATCGCCTGCGTCTCGACGACCGGCAGCGACCACAGACGCTTCTGGATGGTGCCCTGCGGGTCGCCGATGATGTACCCACCCGCCGTGTCCTTCATCAGTTCGATTGCGGCCATGTCGATCGGGTTCATGACGATGCCGTTGGCCGGGTACTCGGCCAGCGCGACCTGAAGGATCATCAGGCGGATGACGTCGACTGGCGTGGTCGCGGTGAGGCTGCCCGGCGCCGAATACGCCGTCGCGTTGGTGATCAGGCCGGACAGGTTCTGGCCGGAGCCGGAGCCGGTCAGAAGCTGCGCCTCCTCGACATAGGCCAGGCCGTAGCGGAGGCGCTGGTCAATCATCGAACGCAGCCCCGGCGCATCGGCCAGGATCTGCACCGAAGCGCGCATCCAATGAGCGATCGTCCGCACCGGCGCGGTCGCGTCCTCGAACTGCAGCTCCGACTGAGGCTTGGTCGCGCCTTCCGCCACCGGCGCCGCGCTGTTGGTAAACACCTTCTCCTTATCGTACTCGATCGAATTGGAGTTGGTGTTGCCCTGGGCGAGCAGTGCGCGGATTGTCATGCGGCGCTGCGGCAGGATGGTGCCGGCGACGCGCTGAGCCTGGACCAGGTTGCCGACCGAGCCGGCCGCGTCGGTGGTGAGCGACATGATGTCCTTCACCTCGGCGATGAAGCGACCGCGGGGACGGGTCTGGCCGGCGAAGGCTTTGAAGCCCTCATCCTCGACGAAGCGCTCGCCAGCGGTGCGCGGGGTGTCCTCACCGCCACGGCCGCGGGCCATCTTCTGCTCCAGCTCGTCCATGCGAGCCTTCGCCTCGTTCATGCCCGTCAGGGCCTGATCGGCGAGTTCCTTGGCGGTTGTGGCGAGCGGGACGCCCTTCTCGGCTTCGGCGAGCGCCTTCTCGGCGATCTCCTTGACCTTGTCGTGCTTGGTCTCAAAGTCGCGCTTGACCTCTGCGGCCAGTTCGGCCGCGCTCTTCTGTTCCGACATGAGAACCTCCTGGAATGTTGGGGGGATCGGGCGTCAGCCCTTCAAGGCGCGCAGGAATGCGAGCCCGTCGTCAGCCGCTCCGGCAGGTTCCCCCTGCCCCTTCAGGTGGAGGCGCGCGGCGCGCTCCGCCTGCGAATTCGACAGGCCCAATCCCTTGAGCCAGGTCTCGAATTCGCGCTCCGTCAGCCGGTCCCCGGCCTTCAGACGTTCCATCAGGTCGTGCGCGGCCTTGGCCGTCTTCACGTTCTGCACGACCGCATGCTCGTTGGCGCCGACCGAGACGATGCTGACCTCGACGAGATCGAGCTTTTCGAGCGTCCAGACGCCCGATTCCGTGTCGACGCTGTATTCCTTGATCCGGTAGCCGATCGACAGTCCGTCGATGTCGCCGGCTTTCAGCAGCGCATGGGCCTCGCGGCCGCGCTGCACGTCCATGTTAAGCTTGCCGATCAGGAGGAGACCGTGCTTGTCCTCCTTGGCATCGGTCCACTTGCCGATCGGCTCGCCCGAATTGTGCTGCCAGAACAGCTTGGGCATCGTGCCCTTGGACTTGTGGGCCGCCAGGCTGTCGGCATAGGCGCCCTCGGCGATGACATCGCCATAGGCGTCCGGCTCGCCGCCGAAGGTCGAGCCATAGCCCTCGAACTCGCCGCTTTCCTTGAGCGCCTTGATCTGCAGAAGCGGAGCGGTCTGTTTGTCCATCTCGGTCTCCTATGCCGACGGCGCGGCAGACCCGCCTTCGCCGTCCGGCTTGGGCTTGACCGCCTGCGCCAGCGGAATGTCCTGCATCTGCACAGTGATCACGTCGCCGCCCTCGATCGGCGGCAGGTTCTCATGCGCGCGGCACTCGTTACGGCTCATGAGCCCCATGCGGATGGCCCGCTCGTGCGCCTCGTACCGGCTGGCCGTATCGCCACGGAGCAGGCCCTCAAAATTGAATTCGATCGTGAGACCCTGAGACCGGCGCTCTGACAGCGGCACCAGCTGCTTCAGCAGCGCCTGCTCGATGCGCTTGAGGCGCTTGCGGAGCGTGAACTTCTGGAAGCCGAGCACGTCGACTTCCTTGCCCGTGCCCCAGTTCGAAGCCTTGTCGCCGAAACCGACCATCGCAGGCGGCACGCCAAAGATGCGGCAGATCTGCTCGCCGCTGAATTTGCGGCTCTCCAGCATCTGAGCGTCGACCGGATTGATCGATAGCTGTTCCCAGGTCAGGCCGTTGTCGAGGACCATCGGTCGCCCGTTGCGCAGGGAGCCGATGTATTTCTCGACGAGGTTCTTCTCCAGTTCCTGGCGCTGGTCCGTGGTCAGCCGCGTCTCCGCCGGCGTCGAGAGAATGCCGCTCGGGTTCACCCCGTTCTGAAACATTGACCCCGCCGCGCTCTCCGCCGACAGCGCGTCGTCAAAGACGCCGCGGCAGATCGAGAGCGTCGAGGCGCCCGACAGCGCGTCACCGAGGGGGCCGTGGATATGCAACACGTCCTCGCCGCGCTTGACGAAGCGCCGACCGTCCTCCGTCCACGAATATTCGAGATCGCCACTCGCCACGCGGCGAACCTTCATCAGGTCCGACCGGATCGGATGCAGCGCGTTCAAAGCGCCACCGGAGCGCCGCTCCATGAGGGCATAGGCGTTGCCGTGGAGTTCGATGCTCGCGGCCATGATCTCCCAGAAGTCGACCGCCGTCTGGTCGTAGTTCGGGCTGTCGTGCAGGACGAAATAGA